GGGAATGGGGTGGCTCGACGAGCCCGCAGGGTGGGAGCAATGCCCCGCCTGGGTTCCTGGAGAAGAAGGAATACCAAGAGAATCCCGCGATTATCGGGCGTTGGGACATCGTGAGCAACGATGCTTATGGCCGCAGCCCGGGGATGGATGCGCTGTTCGGGCAGAAGCAGCTTCAGCTTGAGACCCGGCGGAAGGCGCAGGCGATCGATAAGATGGTCAATCCGCCGCTGGTGGCCGATGTTCAGCTGAAGAACCAGCCCGCTAACCTGACGCCTGGAGGGATCACCTACGTCTCGGGTTTTGCCAGTCAGGGCCGACCCGGGTTCGCCAGCGTCTACGAGACTAAGTTCCCGATCGCCGAAATCACCCAGGACCTGACAGAGGTGAAGACTCGGCTGTCGCAGACCTTCTTCAACGACATCCTGCGCGTGGCCTCGCAATACGAGACCCGAAGCAATGTGACCGCGGTTGAGTGGGACCTTCGCAAAAGCGAAAGCTTGGTCATGCTTGGTCCGGCGCTGGAGCGGATCGATAATGAAGTTCTTAAGCCTGTGGTCGAGCGTGTGTTCGCTATGGCGAACCGTGCTGGAATACTTCCTCCTTCTCCACCCGAGATCCAAGGGCGAATGATGAACATTGAGTTTGTTTCGATGCTGGCTCAGGCTCAGCAGGCCACTAAGGCGGCAGGGATCGAGCGAGTGCTTCAGTTAGCTGGGGGCATCGTTGGGGTGGACCCGAGCGTCATGGACAACATCGACATCGACTATGCCTTGGATAAGTATAGCTCCTTGCTCAATAACGATCCGCGGATGATCCGCAGCCCCGAGGCGCTAGCTAGCATTCGACAGCAGCGTCAGCAGCAGGCTCAACAGGCCCAGCAGGCCCAGATCGCTCAGCAGCTTAGCCAGGGGGCTAAGAACCTATCCCAGGCGGATACGGGTGGGGGCGGGAACGCCTTGCAGGCAGTGCTTGGTTCGGGAGCCCAGGGAGGTATGCAATGATTTCTCGCGTCGCGGAAGCACCGAATGGGCAGCTATACCCGATCGAGGTCCTTTATGATAAGGATGGGAAGCCGACCCCAGAGCCGCAAGAGGCGGTCAGCGCTGTGATCAAGTTGCCGGATGGGCAGTATGAAGGTGTTCAGGTTAACGATGAGGTTCGGATCATAACGATCCACTAGGAGCCGAAGCCTTGCCTTACGATGCTAGCTCGCGGAAGGATATCCGGCGACTCGAGAAGCGGGCCGAACGGGCCGAGCAGGAGCGGATCAACTTTGTGATCGGGGTGATGAGCATTCCGCAGGGTCGGCAATGGTTCTACGGGATACTTGAGCGGTGCCACCTGTTCGAGCAGAGCCCGACCTTTAACGCCAAGAAGGACTACTTCGTGCTAGGCGAACGCAACATTGGACTGCAAATCTACGCGGACCTGATTCGGCATTGCGCCAAGGATTTCGTCAAGATGATGGGAGAGGCTAATGTCAGAACAAACGAACGTTCCGCTATCGACGGGGACCCCAACGGTTCCGCCAGCGGCGAACACTCCGGAGGCGCGGAGCGCGGATGGAACGCTGAAGAATCAAGCGAGCCCGACCTCTTTGACGAAGGAGCCGGCTGATGGCACAGGCACTCCAGCCCCCGGTGATAATGCCGCAGGCGGCAAACCCGTCGTCCCCGCTGAGTATAGCTTCACGGCGCCAAAGGACGGCCCCGGGCTCGATGCCGGGCTCATTGCAGAGTTTAGTCCCATCGCGCGAGAGCTTGGGCTCGACAATGCTAGTGCCCAGCGCCTCGTTGACTTCTGGAACAAAAACGCCGGGCCAGTAGCGACCAAGGCCGCCGAGGCGGTGATCAATGCGCAGCTCGCGAAGGATCGCGCAGCGGCAGAAGCGGACCCGGACATTGGGCCGAAGCTCCAGCAGATCCAGGCCGATATCGGTCGGGCCTATGATGTGATCGGCAACGCCAAGCTCGTCGCGGATTTCAAGGCCGCGATGGATTATACCGGGATCGGTAACAACCCGGCGTTCATTAAGGTGTTCCACCAGATGGCTCAGCGGATGATTGAAGGGAAGCCCGCCAGCGGGAGTGGCCCCTCGGCGCTGGGGCAGGGAAAACCATCGATTAGGCCCACGGCAGCCAGCGCGATGTACCCAAATCTTCCAAGTTCGAGTCACTAATGCTTACGCAGGCAGAAGTTCATAGGCTATTCACTTACGACCCGGAGACTGGCGTCTTTACGCATCGCTACGACCACGGGCGTGCTGTAGCTGGAACTGAGGTTGGTTGGATTGATGCTAATGGGTATCACCGCACTAAGTATAGGGGCAAGACTTTCTACATGCACAAGTTAGCTTGGCTCTATATGTATGGTGAGACCCCCGATTTAATGGATCACTGGGACGGAGATCCTGGGAATAACCGAATACAAAACCTTCGCGTTGCTACCCGATCTGAAAATCTGGCCAACGCAAAGTTCCCTACGTCTATATCCGGCATCAAGGGTGTTTATCCGAATACTAGCGGCACTAAGTGGCGCGCGATGATTCGGTGCGGGTATCGTAGCTACTTCCTCGGAGATTATAATGATGTTGCCGAGGCCGAAGCAGCTTATCGAGAAGCCGCTAATCGGCTTTATGGTAAGTTTGCGCTACATAACCGACCTGAATAGGAGAATATCCCATGGCTATAATCGGAGCCACGGCCCTAACCTACGGGGATTGGGCTAAGAGGATGGAGGACGGCTACCGCGTCGCCACCATCATCGAATTGCTCTCCCAAACAAATGAAGTCCTCGACGATATGCTTGTTGTCGAGGGCAACCTGCCGACCGGGCACAAGACTACGGTCCGAAACGGCCTGCCCCAGGCCACTTGGAGACTGGTGAACACCGGTGTGCCGAATGGGAAGAGCACGACTGCTCAACTCGTGGATACCTGTGGCAACCTGGAAACCTATGCGGTTATCGATAAGGACATCGCCGACCTGAACGGCAACACAGCAGAGTTCCGGCTCAGCGAAGTGAAGGCGTTCCTAGAGGGGATGAGCCAGCAAGTGGCCACCACGATGGTGTATGGGAACCAGTTTGTGAACCCGGAACGGTTCACAGGGTGGGCACCGAGATATTCGACCAAGACCGCGGCCAACTCGGCGACCGCAGCCAACGTGCTTGATGGTGGCGGGGCCAGCAACGTCAACACCTCGATCTGGCTAACCACCTGGGGTGATGACACAGCCTTTGCGACGTTCCCGAAGGGGAAGATCACCGGCCTACAGCATCGGGATATGGGTGAGTGGCCGGTGGCGGATGCGGCGGGGAACACCTATCAGGCCTATCGCGACCACTTCAAATGGGAGATCGGCTATGTGCTTAGGGATTGGCGCTATACGGCGCGGATCGCTAACATTGACGTGACCCAGCTAACCGGCGTTAGCGCGGCGAACCTGATCAACCTGCTGGTTCGGGCGCTGTATCGGTTGCCAACTGCGCCAGCTGCTGCCACGGCGGTCCAGACCTCGGATACCCCCGAGGTTCGGGCGAACATGGGACGGGTGATCATCTATTGCAACAGGGTGGTGCGGACCTATTTGGACCTTCAAGCCATGAACAAGACGAATGTCCTGCTCCGGCTCGAGGAGTTCGACGGCAAGGTCATTACTACCTTCCGCGGAATCCCCGTTCGGACTTGTGACGCGATCCTCTCCAACGAAGCTCAAGTGACCTAGGAGGCTATCATGATCCTTGACAGACTACTCACCTTCACCGGGACCAGCTCGGGTGCCACGGGCGGTATCACCAACGGGCTACAGACCGATTCGCCCACTACGGGAACCCAAGCAGCCTCGAACGTGATCGACCTGGGCATAATTGGGCTTCCCAGCTTCGCGGCTGGAGGCGGGGCTCGCGATATCGCGATCGGCGATGATCCGATGCTCAAGCTATCGGCGATCGTGACCACGGCCTTCGCGGGCGGGACCAGCCTGACCCTTCAGCTCCAAGGGGCCCCAGACAATGGCTCGGGTGCCCCGGGGTCGTATACGACCATGTGGCAGAGCCAGGCGGTGCTCTTGGCCTCGCTGACCCTAGGGGCTCAGCTCGCTAACATCGATGTGCCCCGGCCAGTTCCGGGTCAGCCTTTGCCGCGGTTCCTTCAGCTGAACTTTGTTTCTTCGGGAACCTTCACGGGCGGCGGATCGGTTGAGGCGCAGATCGTGGTTGATCGGTTCGATCAGATTGTCGGGGCCGCGACCGGGGCGCTTTCGGGCTATCCGGCTGGCGTCGTGGTTGCGAACTGAGCGGAGGGCCCAATGAGAAAGCTTCTTCTCGCTTTGGGCTTGGTGCTGGGGTTTTCCCCAGCACTAGCGCAACCAGTCACAACCTCGAACCTGAGTGGGAACGAGTGTTGGTCTGTCGGGCAAGGCCCTGGTGGCCCGTCCAGCTACGTGTGCAGCTTCGCCATGCGAAATGGGCAGGCGTTCACGGTCGTATCTGGCTCGGGGACGGTGGCGCAGACCATGCTCACGACCCAAGCCACGCTCTATTGGGTAGGCACCGCGCCGACCACGTGGACGGTGACAACCCCAACTGCGCCGTTCGATGGTGAGATCCTTCAGCTCGGGACGGATACCACCTTGACCTCGATGGTGACCATCACGGCGAACACTGGGCAGAGCCTGGACCAAGCATACACCTCGCAGACCCTGACCGCCGCGACCAGCGTCGAATACCAGTATTCCGTAGGAACCACGAAGTGGTATCGCATTCGATAGGAGGGCCAAATGGCTCGTTGGAAGCTAGCCTGTTCTCACTACCTGATGACCGTGAAGCCGGCAAAGTGGCGCTATAGCCACACCGATCGGCTGACCGGCGACCTAATTGAGAAGGAGTATATCATTCCAAGGCTCTTGGACGTTGGAGATCCAAAGTGTTGGACCGACAAGTTCGGCGGGGTGCCAGTGTCGCGGGGAGGGAACGATCCCGATGCAATGGGCGAAATCAACGTTCGCCAGGGCCAGGGGGAGCCGAACGATATCGAGTTCATCGGCGATCCGACCCCGGACATGGTTCCGCTGGACGCGGAGGCCGAGGAGATCTCGGCTAGGTTCAAAGAGCATTGGGCCTATAAACCTGATGGGGTGGAAATCTCGAACTCTCAGGCGATCGTGGATCGGGCCAATTTTGTTCCTGAACCCACCAGGATTGAGGGCATGGCCGAACTCACCGCCGCCATTGGGGCGATGGTCCAGCAGAACCAGGCTGTGATGCAGGCCCTAGCGGAGAAGGAAAGGCGGAGGCTATGACAACAGCATTCACCCTGGTAGGTTCTCCGGGATCGATCGGGCCGACCTCTGGGGGGAAGGTCTATGCCTATAACAACATCGGGACCACTGCCCAAACGGTTGCGCCTGCGAGTGCGTTCCGGACCGGTATCACGTTCGACAACCCGGGCGCTAACGATGTGGTGGTAGCTCCAGCGGTGGTGCAGGCGCTGAACGTGGCTCCGGCCACGCCGCCCGGGAGCAGTGTGGCGCTGGTGCTGACCACCACTAATTTAGGGGGCGGCTACAGGATCTCCGCGAACGGGGGTAGCCGAACGATTGTTGGGGAGTGCCAAGGCGCTTGGCAGGCGATCGCCCTGACAGGCGCGACCAACACCCTAACCGTGACGGATAGCAACATATGAAGAAGCTGGCGCATCTATTAGGAGGCACCCATGCCAAGCAAAACCCCCAAGCAGGCCCGAACCATGGCCGCTGCGGCCCATTGTGTTGACAGGGGGAGTATGCCATGAATACAAACGCCATGAACGCCGCGGAAATGTTTAAAGAGCTTATCCGCCAAGGGCTTGTAACGCCTGCGAGCGATTATCCTGATCTCTCGCTTCCGACGGCAAACCGCACTGTCATGACGATATTGTCGTCAGGGACTGCCTTCAGCCAAGCGCCCCGGGGAAGCGTAAATGCCCAATTGGACAGCGCTACCCAATTTCCTGAGAAGCTGAAGGGAAAGCCGAAGTGAACGAGCTAGACCAGAGCGATATGTTTAAGCGGATCGCGACCAATCAGGAAGAGGCGGTTGCGGTTCTGAAGGACATCGCACGGGACATTCGGCAGATCCGGCTCGACACGGCTAAGGTCATCAACTACATGACCGACGCTGAGAGTGAGGTCCCCGAGAAGATGCGCAGGTTCATCATGTATATGCATGACGTTCATGACGTTGCATATATGTATGAGGAGCGGGGGATCCCGGTTCCAACCCATGTGCTTCGGGAGATGGAACGATGTGACGATCGCTACCGTCACATCCTAGAGGATCTCCAGACGGACACGGGGACGTTCGAGCGGGTTCGGCAGGAGATGTCGCGGCGAGGGGGGAACAGGTGGGATCATTCGCGGATACTTCCAAAGGAGAAAGCTGATGAAACAAAGACGAGCACCAACAATTCACACCGGGACCAAGGTTGAGCCGAAGTCCAAGGCGGTAAGCCCTGAGTATGTGAGTGAGATCGGGATAAAGCAGTTTCGCACTGAGGGAAAGCAACTCTATAAGGGCCGCGGCTTTGAGGCCCCTATGGTTAGCCGGAAGACCCACAAGGCAGGAAGCCAAGGGCAACATTGAGGAGAGAGCGATGACTGATCAAGCTGACCAATCGACACCTTCTGGCCCTGACATGGGCCACGTAGCGAAGGTTCTGGACGTGTGGCACAAGACGGTTTCGAACTTGGCTCCACACCTTAGCCACATCCATGCGATGGCCAATCGGGAGCTGATCCAGATCGATAAGGAGCTGGAGAAGGTGCTGGAAGAGCTGGCCAAGCAGGAGAAGGCTGAAGAGGAAGCCAAGGCAAAAGAGGAGGCTGAGAAGAAGGCCCAGGCCGAGGCCGATGCCAAAGCTAAGGTCGAGGTTGTCTCGCGCCCTATGCCAGCCACTCCGCTGCCGACTGGGCCCGACGCTGATCCCTCGCACCCGGAGCATGCACATGGCTAGGCTACATGGACTCTATGGCCCGGAGCGGACCGTCGAAGGGAACCGAGCCAAGTGCGGCGGGATCGATAAGAGCTGCGTCAAAGAGGCTCCTTACTCTGCCCCTCAGGGCCCGAAGCACCAGATGAACGCTGGGGTCGGGCTGCGGGGCGGGACCAACTACGGCCCTAGCGGAACGCAGGGCAAGCACAGCTGGGCCCAGGATACCGGTGGTCATGCTGGGCTGGGCGGCGGGCAATCTCGGACGGGCGGAGCTCAGGGAAGGCACTAGCCGATGACAGCGCTTGTAGATCTCGGCAATCGGGCCCTGCAAGCGCTGGGCACCCGAACCACTATGACGGCCGCTGAGCTAGCCAACCAGACTAGCAACGAAAGCATTCAGTTCAACCTGATTGCCAGTCCGTTCCGGCGACAGCTCCTGCGGCTGGCTCCTTGGGGCTGTGGGCTGAAAACGGCCAATCTCGTCTATATCACCTCGGCCCCCGGCACCCCGGAGAACGTCTCAGCGCCAACCACGCTGTGGCAACCGGGCCAGCCTGCGCCGCCCTGGGCCTATGAGTATCAGTATCCGGTTGATTGCCTAAAGGCTTGTTGGCTGATCCCGGCGACCCAGACAGGGTTCGCCGGTGGGGTCCCCATAACGACCGCTGTGACGGGAGGGGCGGCCAGTTTCTGGCAGGGTCCGCCGGTTAAGTTCGTGATCCAGACCGATACGTTCCAGCCAGTGACTGGGGCCACTGTTGCGGCCCCGGGTTCGGGTTATGCTGTTGGCGACCTTATCACCCTATCGCCGGGGCCAGCTTCCTCCCCGCCTATTGGTGCCCCGGCGCAACTGACGGTGGCGACCCTGAGTGGTTCTGGGGTTGCTACCGTCTCTGTTGTTAATCAGGTGGGCGGCGAGACCACGCCGCTCGGCGGGAGCTATTTCGGGGTTCAAGCTGGGGCTCAGGCTCAGGCTTCGACCTCTGGCCTTGGCCAGGGAGCTACCTTTAATCTGACGCAGGCTGGAGCCTCGCCCCAGCGGATCATCCTGACGAACCAAGAGTTCGCCACGATGGTCTATGTTCAGGACGTTTCTGATCCAAATGTTTGGGACGATATGTTCCAAGAGGCCCTGATTAAGGCCTATGGCGCGGGGTTGGTGATGGCGCTGACCGGCGACAAGAAGCTGGCCAACGGGCTGATCCAGGAGCTGAACCAAATGATTGATCGGGCCAGGACCCCGGATGGCAATGAAGGGTTCACCGTGAACGACGTCACCCCGGATTGGATCAGGATCCGCGGAGTGCAGATAGCAACAGCATATAGCGGACCATTCACGGGTTATGACTGGTCGGGGCAATGGCCGATTTATGGATAAGGGGCGGAGCCCTTGGTTGATATCAACATCACGGCCAGCTTTAATTCAGGGGAATGGAACCCGGCGCTGTATGCGCGGGTGGACCTGCAAAAGTATCGCTCGGCCGCGGCGCTGCTAAGCAATTTCTTTGTGGATTATCGAGGGGGAGCCTCTTCGCGCCCTGGGACCAAGTATGTCATCACCTGTTGGAAGCCGGGGACGCCGGTCCGGCTGATTCCGTTTCAGGCAGCGTTCAACGTGGGCTATTGCCTCGAACTCGGGGATGGTTACATCAGGTTCATTTACCAGGGCGCGCCGGTGGTTCAGGCCGGTCGGGCTATCGCTGGGGCTACGAATGCGAACCCGTGCGTGATCTCGGTTCCGGGGAATCCCTATGCCGCGGGGGATGTTATCTACGTCACGGGCGTGGCGGGGATGACTCAACTGAACGGACGGTATTTTCAGGTGCTGAGCGCGGCGGCGGGCAATCTGGCGCTAGGCTTGCAGTCGGGGGTGAATCTGGACTCGACTACGTTCGGGGCCTACGTTTCTGGTGGGGTGAGCCAGCGGATCTATACGATCGCTTCGCCTTGGGCGGCAGCGGATCTTGCCTTGATCAAGTTCGCGCAGCAGCAGAACATGATGGTGCTGTGCCATCCGAGCTATACCACCCAGATCCTAACGCTGGTCTCGGCGACGAATTGGTCGCTGGCCGCGATGGTGATTGGTTCGACGGTCTCAGCGCCGGCAGCTCCAATCATCAACACCACGGCAGGGGCAGGGAGCGCGGCCTATCAGTATGTAGTGACGGCCATTGATGCATCGGGGCAGGAGTCGGAGCCTAGCCCGCCGGGGCTGATTAGCAACATCGCCCAGATCAATCAGTATCCAGGGTCGATTGGGATCAACTGGGTCGCGGTGCCAGGGGCAACTGCCTATAACGTCTACAAGGCCGAGTTTAGCTTCTTCGGGGTGATCCCGGATGGCAGCCAGTATGGGTTCATAGGCACGACTCAGGGCGTGACGCTGATCGACACGAACATCGCAGCGGACTTCTCTCAGACCCCGCCGGTGGCGCAGAACCCGTTCGTCGGAAGCGGGATCGCATCGGTGACGGTCACGGCGAACGGCACTTACACGACGGTGCCGACGGTCACGACCTCTGGCGGATCGCCGACGGTGCTGCCTAGCCTTCAAGCTAAGCTCCAGGTTATGGGTGCGCCGACTATCACCTCGGGCGGGACGGGGTTTGTGGCCGGCGATAGCGTGAACTTTGGGAATGGATTGGTGATGACGGTCAAAACCGTCGGCGCTGGGGCTATCACTTCCTGGAGCATTTCAAGTGCCGGTGCTATCACGGCAGGGTCAACGCCGGCTAACCCGATCCCGCAGCAGACCACTTCAGGCGCTGGGACCGGAGCGACAGCGACAGCGACATGGGGCGTTGGTCGCGTGATCGTAGCGGCAGCGGGGGCAGGTTTCATTTCGACGCCAACCGTTAATTTCTCGGCCGGGGCAGCGGCAGCGACGGCGAACCTATCGGCCGTTGGGAATGGAAATCCGGCTGTGCCGAGCTTCTTTCAGCAGAGGCTGGTGCTAGCCGCGCCGAATGGGGCACCGCAGACGTTCTACATGAGCCAGCCGGGGAGCTATTTCAACTTTAACATCACCGATCCGGTCCAGGCGGACAATGCGATCACCGCAACGCTAGTCGCAAGCACGCTGAACACTATTAAGAGCATTGTTTCGGTGACTAGCGGAATGCTGATCATAACCGATAAGGCCAGCTGGATGGTGACCGGAGGAGGCCCTGGCACAGCCATCACGCCGTCGGCGACGGTAGCTAATGCCCAGAGCTATGTCGGCGCTAGCGATGTTCCGCCGATCGTGGCGAACTATGATGTGCTTTATCCGCAGAGCAAAGGATCGAGCGTTCGGGATTTGACCTTCAACATCTACTTCAACACGTTCACCGGGACCGATATTAGCATCCTGGCTAGCCACCTGTTCTATGGGTATGTGGTGAAGGAATGGGCCTGGGCTGAGCAGCCGTTCTATGTGCTTTGGACGATCCGTTCGGATGGGACGATGCTGACCCTGACCTTCCTAAAGGATCAGGACTTCCTAGCCTGGACCCATCACACCACGACCAATGGGCTCTTTGAGTCGGTCTGCACGGTGACGGAGCCGACGGTTTCGTCGGGGACCGTGGACGCTGTCTACACGGTGGTTCAGCGGACCATCCAAGGGCAGACTACCCAATACATCGAGCGATTCGCGGAACGAACCTTCCCGACCCTCGGCTCGTGCTGGATGGTCGATTGCGCGGTGAATTATGTTGGTGGCGCAACCCTAACCTTCCAGGGAGGCGAGGCGCTAGCGGGCCAGTCGGTGACGGGGCTGGCGACGGATGATCAGGGGAAGGTGACCGTTCAGAGCCTGGTTATGCCTGCCTCAGGGATCTTTACTTTGCCTGCCCCGCCCAGTCCAGCGACAGGCTATACCGGGCTGATCCTGGGCCTTCCCTATACCTATCAGCTCCAGACCCTGCCGCTGGAGCATGGGCGGGAGCCCATTCAGGGGAAGGTTAAGAAGACCCCCTACGTGGACGTTCGGGTGAACCAAACCCTGAATCTTTCGATTGGCTCGACCTTTGGGACCTTGGTCAATATGAAGGACACTCAGCTGGGAAACGTCTCAAGCATGCTGACTGGGTTGCCGAACCAAGTCGTTGGGGGCCTGGTCTCGGGGGATGCGCGGACCTTTTTGGACCCGACCTATACGGTCCTGGGGCAGTTCTGCATTCAGGGCCAGAGCCCGTGGCCCGCTACGGTCCTTGGGGTGTTCCCCAGTTATGTGATGGGGGACGAATGAGTGGACGGATTGAACATTTGACCATTCCGCGGTTGCTTGAGGTTTGCCATGGCATGGACATCGAGGAAGAGGCAGAGCTTCTTCCTGCCGCCCAGCGCAGCGATCCGCTGCTTGGTGGTTTTTGGGACGATCAGCTTCTCTGTGTGGTGGGTTTCGTTCCCGCAACAATCCTGTCGGACTCGGCCTATCTATGGATGTGTTCCACACCTCTGGTCAACGAGCACAAGCTTATATTTGGGCGATGGTGTAAATGGATGGCAGGCAATGCCCTGACCAGGTTCCAGGTGGTCCGGGGGCATTGTGATAGGCATAGCGTTGGTTGGCTGAGGCACCTAGGGGCTCGCCTCGAGCCACCGGATCAATTCGGGATTCCGTTCTTCTTCGAGAGGGCGAGATGAGCAACCAGGCTGTTGCGGCAACCGCCGGCGTATCCACCGGCCTTGGCGGGTTCTTCCAGGCGTTTGGGGCAACAAAGTCGGGCCTGGCCAAGGAGGCCTCGGACAAGTATCAGGCCCAGGTCGCTACCCTTAGGAGCCAGATCGACCTACAGAACGCCAGCTATGCCCTACAGGAGGGGGAGCTTCAGGCCCAGCGATATGGCCTCCAGGCTGGGCAGCGGATGGGTGAGATCATAGCGACGCAGGCTTCACATGGGGTGGATGTAACGAGCGGTTCGGCTAAGCAGGTTCAACAAAGCCAGCAGACCGTGGCCAATATCGACCTTGATACTATCCGCTCGAACGCGGCGAAGACAGCCTATAACTATGATGTGCAATCGGTGTTTGACCAGGCCCAGGCTGGGTTGATGGGGATGGCGGCGCAAGGGGAGGCGGCGGCGATCCCGCTGGATATTGCTAGCTCGGTGCTGGGCACGGCGGGATCGGTGGCCAGCAAGTGGCTCCAGGGCGGTCAGTATGGGATATTTAACTCGGGAGGGACGCCAGCCCCAACCTACGCCACGGCTTCTAACACTGGGCTAGGTGGCTCTTCCTCTGACTCTGGTGGAATAGGGCATATGTGATGGCTAGCCAAGTTCCCTACACAGGTGTTCCGGAGATTGCGCCGAGGCTCGAGCCGACTCCGCGACCGGAGATTCAGGCCCCGCCAGCTGCGTTTGGCGCTGCGATTGGGGAGGCGGCCTCGAAGCTTGGCGGCACGATGGGGCAGGTTGGGAATGAGCTATGGGACCGGGCCATTGCGCTGGAGCAGCTACATCAGGAGGCCATTGCTAACTCGGCCGCTTCGGACTACGCACGGCAGCAGGGCGACAGTCAGGCTAAGTTTCTAGCGACACGCGGGAAGGACTCGGTTGACGGGTTGGATTCGTTCACACAGGGATCCGCGGACCTGAGGGATAAGATCAGGGGGAGTCTGCCTAGTCCGGTTGCGCAATCGATGTATGATCGCGACTCGCGGAACATGATGAATTGGTCGGTGCGGGCGGCTTCGAGCCATGCAGCGCAGCAGGGAAAGGAATACGTCGCGGCTGGGCTTAAGGGGAAGATGGATTCGGCGAACAATCAGGCGATGAAGTCGCCTGATGACGACGTTGCATTTAGGACCAGCCTAGATCAGAAGAAGGCTGATGCGGCACAGCTAGCTGGGGTCGTGACTGGCATCCACGATCCGCAGGACCCAGCGGTGAAGGATGCGGTGACCAAGGCGGCCAGCGAGCTTTGGCGCAACCGGATCACTGGGAAGGTTGATACCGATCCGTTCAAAGCGAAGGAGATGTTCAAGGAGGCCAACAGCAAGAACGAGCTAACCGCGGAGGACGCGGCAAGGCTTAGTGAAGTCATTCAGAAGGCTGAGAATGGCGTTGGTGGGCGAATGGGCCGGCAAACGGTTATGTCTGGGGACAACTTGGGGTTCGGCGAAGGAAAGCTCCCAATAGAGCGGGCCCAGGTTGGGATCAAGGGATCGGAGGGTGGGAACTACCTGGACGACCACACCAACACCAACCCGAAAACCGGCGAAACGTATCGGGTTCTTGGAGCCTATCAGATCCGTGCCGATAACCTTCCAGGGTGGTTAGCTAAAGCTGGGATGGATCCGATGACCCCGGAGGCGTTTGTCCATAGCCCGGCCGCGCAGGATAGGTTGTTCAAAGCTATCTTCGGCGAGATGCAGGAACGGGATGGCTCGTTCAACGCGGCGGCCTTGGAATGGTGGAGTGGAACGCCGCATCCAGCTGAAGGCGTAACGGATGCCACAACTGGATCAAAAGGGGTTAACGCTAGGGAATATCTGACTCGGGCCAACGCGGCGCTAGCCAGGAGTGCTCCGCTATCCGAGCTTAGGGATCGTGGCGCTAAGTGGGCCAATGGCAAGGATCCAGACAACAAGTTGCTTCCGCAATACGTGGATAACGACATTCGCTCGGAGTTCGGGACCAACCAAAAAGAGCAGAACGACACGGAGCAGCGGAACAGGAACACGATCGCTCAAGGAATTGAGGGGAACTATTCGCAGGATGGGCAGCCGCCTAGGAACCTGGAGGAGTTGCTAACCATCCCGGAGGTGGCAGCCTCGTATAAGGCCCTGCCCGCGCCGGAACAGATCAAGATCCAGAAGGATCAGATCAACTATAACAACGCCTTGCTTAGGGCACAGAACGAAACGAACATGCAGCAGCTGATGGGCTTGGCTTATGGTGATGACGAGGACATCGACAAGTTCCTGACGATCAATCCGTATGAGATGAAGCTGACAGCGAAGAGCAT